TAATAATAATATTTCCCAAATTTTAAATCCGGATATTATTCTTAATATTATACACCAAAATAGTGAATTTAAAGAAATGTTGATGGAACAAAACAAACAAAACAATGAACTTCATAAACAAATACTAGAGCTATGTAAAAATACTACCATAACTAATAATAACACTACTAATAGCACAATAAACAGTAACAATAAAACATTCAATCTCCAAATTTTCTTAAACGACACGTGTAAGAACGCCATGAATCTCACTGATTTTGTAAGTTCTCTCCAAATAGATTTAAAAGACTTGGAAAGTGTAGGCGAGTTAGGTTTCGTCAATGGCCTTTCCAAACTAATAATTAATGGCTTGAATGACTTGGAAGAATGCGAAAGACCAGTTCATTGTAGTGACTTAAAGAGAGAAAGTATGTATGTAAAGGAAGATAACAAATGGGAAAAAGAGGACGCAGAAAACACCAAGATGAAAAAAGCCTTAAAACAAATCGCTCACAAGAATATAAAAATGCTTCCCATTTGGAAAACCAAAAACCCAGACTGCAAGCGAAGCGAATCTCATTTAAGTGACAAGTATAGCCATATGGTAATAGAAGCCATGGGAGGCTCCGGAGACAACGACGAAGAAAAAGCAAACAAAATAATCCGGAAAATCGCAAAAGAAGTCACTATAAAAAAACAAGTTTAAAATACTTAAAAACACACACTCACTCTTTTTGGGGAAACTATCTCTAGCTTTTTAAAAAAGGACATTTATAAATGTCCAATTTCAAAATCCTAAGTACTTTGTTAGTTAAAAGAGTAGATGTGAGAAATAAAGAAATAGCCACTGCATAAAAATTCTTATGGTCTCCGACTAAAAAAAAGACGGAATATTTTGTTACCATAAAATTTTTAGTCGAGAAAAAGAAATGTCCAAAAATGTCTGAAAAAAATGGACATTTATTTTTTAGGAAACCGATGGAAACAAAAAATATGCTCTTATTTTTGAGTATTTATTTTGTCGCATAAGCGGTAAGGTCATTTGTGACGTGGTGTATTATTTCCAGACCATAATGATTAATGGAAACAAAATGGAAACCAAAATACAATATAAGGTATTATATTATATTTAAATATTACGTATATGTATAACAAATATCTAAATGACATACAAGCATATTTGTAACATATGCCAATACTATACCAATAAAAAAAGTAGTTATAATCAACACTTGTTAACCCAAAAGCATCAGATAACAACGGAAAATAAAAATAATGTCAACTTTGAATGCCAAAATTGTCAAAAAGTGTTTCAAGTTCGCTCAGGATTGTGGAAACATACTAAAAAGTGTGTATCACATGTCATTCCAGTTCCAATGCCAGTTATACCAGTAATAAATCCAGAGATAATTATGAACATAATATACCAAAACAGTGAATTCAAAGAAATGTTAATGGAACAAAACAAACAAACTCAACAGCAAAACAATGAATTTCAAAAACAAATACTAGAACTATGTAAAAATACAACGATAACAAACAATACCAATAATAATACGATTTCCAATACAAACAATAGCCACAATAAGACATTTAATCTTCAGTTTTTCTTGAACGACACGTGTAAAAACGCAATGAACCTTGGGGACTTTGTCAGTTCTCTCCAAATAGATTTAACAGACTTGGAAAGTGTAGGAGAGTTAGGGTTTGTCAATGGCCTCTCTAAGCTAATAATAAATGGATTAAATGACTTGGAGGAATGCGAAAGACCAGTTCATTGTAGTGATTTAAAGAGAGAAAGTATGTACGTAAAGGAAGACAACAAATGGGAAAAAGAAGATGCCGAAAACACCAAAATGAAGAAGGCTTTGAAACAAATAGCCCATAAGAACATTAAAATGCTTCCTATTTGGAAAATCAAGAATCCGGATTGTAAGCGAAGCGAATCTCATTTAAGTGACAAATATAGCCATATGGTAATAGAAGCCATGGGAGGTTCCGGAGATAACGACGAGGAAAAAGCAAACAAAATTATCCGGAAAATCGCGAAAGAAATCACTATAAAAAAACAAATTTCAAATACTTAAAAAACAAATTTCGGAAATTTCTCGGAAAGTTCTTACAAATGACCAAGTTATATCATTTACAAATAACGCTTAAACACCTCAAAATAAAAAGAGGAAATGAGACAATTTATTAATTTAACGACCACGGTAATAAATAAATTACACATTGTTGAAATCACAAAGTCTCCTCAAAAATATCGCATCTATTTGAGTAACAATAATTTAAGCGGCGGAATGTTGTTTTGGTCTGGATATATTTCGAGTGTATATAATATTATCGAAATATGTGAAATAAAAGACTCCATTGACTACAAAAAAATAACCGATGTTATTGTTTCCGATTCCGCATAAATAGACTTCTTTAAGATATATTAAAGACATTTGATATTATATTTTATAAAAGAATGAATTATAATATTATTAAGTCTGATTTAGATTGTATTGACTCGTCCCATTACTTTAGTTCATTTGTTGCAGCAGAAACTGATTCTGATGTATTCGGACAAGTTGGACATGAGCATTACAAGTTGTTATGTTATTTATCTACTAGATTTAATCACTCGTCCATACTGGACTTTAGAACGCACTTAGGTCATTCAGCATTGGCATTATCCTATAACGCATCCAATTTTGTCCACAGTTTTGATATTGTAGATAATGTTAGGCCTCTTATCAAAAACGCAAAAAACATTAAGTTTCATCAAGAGGATTTGTTTGATCGAGAGGTATTTAATAAATGGAGTGGTGTAATTCTTGAGTGTCCTTTTATTTTTCTGGATGTGCACCCGCACAATGGAAAAATGGAAACGACGTTCATGGGATACTTAAAAGAAGCCGGGTATAAGGGTTTTGTTGTTTGTGACGACATTTGGTATTTCAAAGAAATGCGAAATAATTTTTGGTATAAGTTGGAAGATAAATACCGTTATGATTTGACTGATTTAGGCCATTGGTCTGGTACTGGTATTGTAACATTTAATCCGTTGATTACATTTAATAAGTATGATGTCAGTAATTGGACATTAGTGACGGCATATTTTAATTTAACCAAGTGTCCGGATGCAAGTAAAGAGATTTGCGAAAGAGACCAAGATTACTATATGAGTCACTCTTTATCAACTCTCTCATTGCCACACAACATGATTATTCATTGTGACGTCGAAAGTTTGGGTAAAATTCAGGATTTAAGGCCTGCTTGGCTAGAATCCAAGACCAAATACATTGTGCGTAATTTTGATGACATTTGTTTTAACCAAGACGCAAGTGTTTGTTTCCGAGATTATAGAGAGAAAATCATACAAAATAGGAAGGAACATCCGTATTATTTCGACTCTCGAAATACCGCAAGTTATTATTTATTTTGTATGGCAAGATATGTAATGTTGCGAGAGGCAACGGAAGAAAATCCGTTTGGGTCAACCCACTTTGCTTGGATAAATTTTTGTATTGAGAGAATGGGATATAAAAATCTAATTCGATTAGATGAAGGGTTAAGTGTAAATCGGGATAAATTTTCAACTTGTTATATTGATTACATTCCACAGTCTCTAGTCCAAAACACGGCAGAATATTTCAAGTGGGGCAGATGCAGTATGTGTAGTGGTTTTTTTACTGGCAATAAAGAGTACATGTATAAGGTATGTGGTCTTATTAACGATAAATTCATTGAATACTTGAATCAAGGGTATGGGCATGCGGATGAGCAGTTATACAGTCCTGTATATTTTGAAAATCCGGATTTATTTGAGCACTATTATGGGGATTATCTACAGATGATTACTAATTACAAATATATATATGATGCGTCGGAGCCTCCAATTTATAATTTTATAACACATAGTTTCGAGAACAAAGATTATGTCAAGTGTTTTGAAGGTTGTGAGTTTGTGTTTCGTTCTTATTGTTTAAGAAAATGTAAAATCAATGAAGACTTTAAAAACAAATTATATTATTATTACATGGGTTGTAAGGAAAATTTATTGATTAACTCGTAATTAAGAGAGAATCATTTTTTTAGAGAATGGAACAAACATTTGTGCGTTTTCCGATAAGAACCACAATCCAGTATGAGTTATGTAACCTTAGGGAGCCTTCTACGAATGGTAAAAACGCATGTGGCCGAAAATTATGTCCCATTAGTTACGTTGTGTTGAAGCCAGACAACAGCATTAAAATAAACAAGACCTTTTATTCAACCAATGGTTTGTTTTCCTATTTGTCTTCCACTGGATACTTTAACAATAAAACGTATGGGTTTAACGAACACTATTTTATTCTCACACACCTCAAGGATCCAATGACCAATGTATGTTTTGAGCATGAAGACGCAGTCCGAATATGTCAATTATTGCTTAGAAGAATTTCTACTTTTTATTATTAATAGTTTTTTATATTTTGTTTTTAGACGTTTATTTTTGTTAAACTATTTATAATAATATCTGGGTCATTAACGGTTTTTAAGTAGTTAATTTTAAGCAAATGAAAACACTTATTAAACCAAGGGAAGTTCATCCCACAAGTTACCTCTAAAATAACCGTATATGGTTTACAGAACAATATAGTAGATGTCGCTGCTCCGTGAGCCATAACAATTAACTGTGCGTGATGGAACAAATTTACTTGTTCTTCAAACGTTCTTTTTTCAAGATAAACGGCTCTAAAATCATCCCCATATTTTGTGTTCAAGAAAAGCCCGATTCGTTCAATTTGTTTTATTTCACGTCTTTCTTTGCCAGTCGTGACGTTTGTATTTAATTTTTGTAGGTCAGGGTCGTTTATTAATTGTCTTCTACCACCGCGTTTAATTAATAAGACCTTGGGATAATCACTCGAGTGGTTAAGAGAGTTAATCGAGTACCTACCAAAAATGTAATTCCTAAATTTAGTTAAACTTTCAATATCCGCATAATGTTCTTTGGGTGGTAAAATAATTGGTTTTATATCAAGTTTATTGAATTCTGCCTCCGGTAGTTCGGTTGTTTTATTTCCCATAATGTTCTCATAAAACCCATCAAAATTACCTAAGGTTTGGTCAATGGATTTTACTCGTACCACTGTATCAAAGTTATAAATTTCGTTTATAACTTCGGGATATACGCAATCAATCAAAAAGTGAGCATAATGAAACAAGGAGGAACCACCAGTATTATATCTTTTGTTTATTAAGGCAATCTTCATACGTTTTTGTAATATAATAAAAACACAAAAAGTTACTTATTATATTCTATGTTAAACAATCATTATTTTAACAAATACCTTAAATAATGAATCCTATTCCGCAAGAAATAAAAAATTGTGTTGTATGCGATAACATATTCATTCCGGAAAGTTCGGAGAATGAGATGGTTTGTTCGGAGGAATGTCGCGTAACCTTTGCCGATTTCGAGGTACTATGTTCTTTTACAGAATGTATTCACTGTTGCCAACCGGTTACAAACGGGGATGAATCCCAATTTTGTTCCGAAGATTGCTCTCAAACCCATGAATACTTTGAATATTTAAGAACCCATTGTGTTAATTGTGACAAAAAAATGCAAGAACCGATTGTTTCAAACGTCTGCGGCGAATTGTGTGAGACACAGTTAGCGATGGAACGTTACTTGGAGGCACAAGAAGAGTACATTGAAAGTAAACGTCAAGAATATCGGGATGAAGACTGTGACTTTTAAAAATAAAAATGGTGTGATTTTAAAGTTTAGTAAAAAGTGTATTATATATTTTTATATAAATTGATATATATAATATTTGTTTGAGAAATGATTAAAATTACTTACGGTACGATTAATAATAAAAGTATTGATGTCACTCAAATATGTTATACGAAACTATTTAAAAATAACATAATTACAATTCCGGCGGGAGATGTAAACCGGGCCAAATTTTTTACAGACCCGTTAGTAGGGGTCTTAAAGAAAGTATTTTTAAAAACCAGCGATAATACATTATACTCTTATGATGAGACATTAAACATTGTGATTGATGTACGGAATACAAACCGTGTATTTACCACGTGTGAAAATATAGACAATAAATTAGCCAACATACACTCAAAATTGGGAATCAAACATGGTACTTTAAAGGAAGAATTGCCCGAGCAAAAAATGGTGGTAAGGTATTTAAGTGGAAATGAAAAAGTATTAGAAATCGGAGGCAATATAGGACGAAATTCTTTGGTGATTAGCAGTATTTTAGCAAATAATAATAATAACCAATTGGTTGTACTAGAATGTGATGAAGGTATAGCAAACCAATTAACCGAAAACCGCATCCTCAACAGTAGGTCCTTTCAAATAGAACGTTCTGCTTTATCCAACCGAAAATTAATTCAAAAAGGCTGGGATACCATCACAAGCGACACTTTATTGCCGGGTTATAAAGATGTAAATATAATTTCTTGGGCGGAACTCCAGTCCAAGTACAAAATCGAATTTGACACGCTTGTGCTGGACTGTGAAGGTGCCTTTTACTATATACTGATGGACATGCCTGAAATATTAAACAATATTAATTTAATTATTATGGAAAATGATTATTGGGATATACTTCATAAAAATTATGTGGACAACGTTTTGCAAATCAATGGGTTTCGGGTGGATTACGCAGAGAGCGGAGGGTGGGGTCCATGCAAAGATAAGTTCTTTGAGGTATGGAAACGGAGTTAAGTATTTTTTTATTACAAGAGTAATTAATTTAGTTAAAATGGGGCTAATTTTAATAAATGTTCAATGTAATTAAAAATATGAATAAAAGTGTTATTACAGAAATTTCCAGCCGAGACGCCTTTTTTCACTTGCTTCAGAACAATACGGGACTAATTATTTTGAAACTCGGAGCAAGCTGGTGTGGCCCGTGCCACAAAATAAAAGATGTTGTGAACGCGTTTTTCGCAACCTCTCCGGATACAGTGATATGTGGGGATATTGATGTGGATGTAAGTTTTGATTTTTATGCGTTGCTAAAAAGTAAAAAAATGGTTAATGGAATACCCGTATTGTTGTGTTATAAAAAAGGTAATTCGACCTACATTCCAGACGATATTGTAACTGGGAGTGATCCGGCGGCATTACACGAGTTTTTCAAAAGATGCGGGAATCACTTGGACGATGCGATTAAGAAGTATCCAATGCTGATTAAACTTGGTTAGGAGGTAGAGGCCCGGGAGGTAAATGACATGGGGTTATTCCGTGTGTGTGTCCGTCGTCAAAATAAAGACGGTATACAATTTTACATGGGACTTGATAAATAGGTTTAATGTTCAAATTAGGTCCTACGTTGTGACCTGAAATAAAATCCTTAATACGAATGGTGCTGCTAATAGGGACTTTAATTTTTTCACCGGTGGTATCGTTTACAAAAAAGAGTGATTTAATCTCTCTATTGTCAAACTGATAAGAGATTGTAGAGTACAAATCCAAAAGGGATTGATTCTTGAAAACCGTCATGAACTCTCCGTATCCGCACAACTTGGTGACTTCAAATATGAATTTGTAGTTTGTGGTTGTATCAATGTATTGTTGTAGTTTGTAGCCAAATTGTTCAGTCGACATTTTATATGTTGTGTTGTAATGTACTTATTATGTATTTTGTTTTTAGGTTGTTTCTCTAATATACATTCAAAAACTAGTAAAATATATAAAATTAAAACCTTTTATATATTAAAAAATGAGCTCGGACCAAGATTTAAATATTGAAAATTACGATTTAGAAGATATTTTGAATTTGTTTTCCATTCAAAAAAACTTTACGGAGCAAGACTTACACAAAGCAAAGAAAATTGTTCTAATGACACATCCGGACAAATCACGGTTGTCCCCCGACTATTTTCGTTTTTACACCAAAGCATATAAGAAATTATATTTTATCTGGCAATTTAAATCCAAGGATCCGATAGAATATCAGTCGTACGAAGAAATATTACCTTCTGTGGTAGAAGACGATAAAAAGGTCATTTTAAAAGACTATTTAAGGAAAAATAAAATTAATAAGGGAGACAATTTTAACACATGGTTTAACGAGCAGTTTGAAAAGGGTCGTGTTTTGAATGAAGAACAAGAGAGAGGCTATGGAGATTGGCTAAGGTCTAATGAAGACGTGGACGAAGAAGTAAAAATAAGTCACTCTCAAATGGGGGAAGAGATTGAAAAAAGAAAACAGCACGTAAGGTCTTTGGTCGTTCACCGAGGAATTAACGAGTCGAGTTCCAATTCCAATTTTGAAGGGTGCGACCTTACTGGAAATGCTCCTGACTACTACAGTTCCGGTCTTTTTAGCAACTTACAGTACGAGGATTTAAGAAAGGCTCATGTTGAATCTGTAATTCCCGTAACCGTAGAAGATTACAATAATGTGCCCAAGTTCAATAATCTCGAGTCTTATTTGAGTCATCGAAGCGGTCAAGATATGGCTCCGCTAAGCGAACAACAAGCGCATGAGTACTTAAACAATAAGAGTAGACATGAGGAAATCCAGTCCACGGAGAGAGCATTTAAATTGGCTCAACAGTTGGAAACTTCGAACCGAGGACAGACGGATTTCTGGGGAGCACTATTAAAATTGAAAAACTAATTCTCTCTACTTTTTATTTTAAAAAAGGATTGAAAATCATTATTTCACAAAAAAACAATGCGAACTGTCGTGATATTCCTTTTGTTAAGTATGGGGGTTCTTATATCGGCTAGGTTCGAGCGTGGTACGGTAATTAAAAAGGAAGAGTTGCGTTCATTGCCACATAAAATGCGTCAAGAGAAATTAACTATGGAGGTGTATGACCTGGTGGATGATGTAATAAGGTATGCGATGCTGGCCAAGATGGAATTCAAACGAACTATTTGTGAACACAGCCAATTTTTATTCGACGACGTGTTGAAAGATTTTTCGGATGACGAAATAGTAGGTCGTTTACAAGCCTCTTTACTGGATTTGGAGATAAATATAACGCGTTCGTATTGTAGTAATTGCGCAAGAGAGGGCTATACAATGAAAAACAATTGTAGAATATTATTAGTAGAGTGGTAGTATATATTTGTTTATTACTATTAAAACACTTATAAATATATTTCATTATTTAATTACTTCATCAAACTTAAATGTCTCAAGAACGAGTACTATACTTAATGCGGAACGATACAACGTTGCGTTCACTTTATTTAAATTTGCCTCAAAGCATCCAAGGTAAAATTATGGTCTACTATTTAAGCTATGGTACGGTAGCATCTCACGCCATACGTAAAGAAAATGGAAACGAGATATGTGCCAACGATGAACTGACCATATGGCGAAACCGCCCTCCAAAGGACGAAGACACGTGTCGAACCGGAGGAAAACGTATTTTACGCAAAAGCACTGGGTTTACCCAAATAGAAGTGTTGTATGACATGCGTATGGCTATAACAGAATACGACCAAGAAGCAACCGCATACAGAATATATTTACAAAAAAGTATACAAAAGTGGAAAATACGACTGCTCCAGGAACTTATTTAATTAAAACCAAACATTTGTGCCTCATTGGTTGTGCACTTACGAACGATATCGGCTTTATCTCCTTCGTGTGCTATTAATGCGACTTGAACAATATCTCCTGTTTTAACTATACACCTTCGGCTCAAGCGGCCACGCATAAGACCTTTTCTACTACTACCATCGATAAAACTTAGTTGGTATCTGCCACCACCTAACAGACTAACGACTCGAGCATAAGCATATTCGGCATTATCATTGATAAACATTTCATAAAATTCTTTTTCGGTTATTAATTTCTTCGTCATACTTTTAAAATAATGATTTCTTTGAATTTTAAAAATATAGTAATATATAAAAATATGAAATCGGCAAGCAACGTTGTTATATTGGTAATTATTTTATTTGGTTTAGGATTTTTGTACAGACGATTTGAAGATAAGAGGTTGAGAGAAGAAGACAACTATTCCTCCGAGGCCATACAAAATTATTTATTAGATGACGTCACATTGGGAAAGAGTAAATTACCAATTTTGTGGCTGCACATTCCATACGAGCTGAATTCGAGTAATTGGTTATCGTTTGGATCCAGAAACTCGATGGAACTGAATCAGCCATACTTGTTTTTAACCGTTCGTTCCATTATTCAAAAATGTGACAAGAGTTTTACGATTTGTATGATTGATGACCAATCTTTTCAAAAACTTATTCCGGATTGGCACGTGGATATGAGCAAAATTTCCAGTCCCATTATCGAGAACGTACGCAAACTAGGAATGATGAAATTATTACACAAGTATGGCGGGTTGGTTTGTCCTCTCTCCTTTCTTTGTTTCCAAGACTTAAAAGGTTTATATGAAAAAGGAACGAATCATAACCGAATGTTTTTGTGCGAGAACATCGATAAGAATACTACATCTGCTAACTTTGACTTTTATCCGTCCCTCGACTTTTGCGGAGCTCCCAAGGAAAATCGTGTATTGAAAGATTTAATTGACTTTATGGAGAGAACAGTTTCTACCGATTTCACTGCTCAAAGCCAATTTCAGGGAGATTTCGACCGTTGGTGTAATACCAAAATACGTCACCAACATATTAATTCTATATCTGGTATTTACGTCGGTGTCAAGACGGTAGAAGATACGCCTATCAAATTGGAAGATTTAATGTCGAATCATTATTTAAATTTATACCCTCAAACTTATGGCATCTGGATCCCGGCGAAAGAGATACAAAGCCGACGAAAATACGAGTGGTTCTCGAGACTAAGTCAAAAACAAGTTTTAGAATCAGAGACCATTTTAGGCAATTATTTTCTAGTGAATTTAGGAAAAGATGGCAACATCCTTGAGCCCCTAGAAAATCACCCCGATTGGGTCGGTTTCTGGAAGACCCCTAATTACCCTGGGTTATATGGTCTAAAACCCAATAACTTGGGGGATAACCTTCAACGGCAACCATTTACTGGAAAATAAAATAAATATAAATCTACAG